AACAATTCTCGCTGGCATCAAAACAGGACTTGCCGCTGGCAAAACTGTGGCTGGTCTGAGCAAACAGATCGGGCAATTTTTTGACGCAACTGACCAAGCAAAGAAGAGATTACAGAAAAAAGGTATATCAAGCAAAAGTGCAAACGCTACGGCGTTGGATCGTTGGGCGAAAATTAGACAAGCAGCAGACGCAGAAGCTGAATTGCAAGAATGGATTACGCAAACTTACGGAAGATCAAAATGGTTAGAGCTATTAAAAATACGCAAAGAAGTTTTATTAGAGAAAAGAGAAGCGGAAGCTCAAGCCCGAAGGGATCAAATCGCGAACCAAGAGCTAATGGTTACGATAGTGGGTATAATTGTATTGCTTATTATGACATTTATAGGGGCTGCTGGTTATCTTCACTATATGAAATGGATTGATGTAATGGATTATTTACCATGATATATGTTTTAATATTTTTACACTTTATAAGTACAGATCGGTTATATTATTATCAAATCGGCACATATTTGGATAAACAGGAATGCCTAGACCAAGCAGAAAAGGCAAAAATACTGGTGACGCACAACAGCATGAAAGTGACTTGCCTCGAAGTGAATGCCCAACAATAATAGAACGTGGTAAAAAGTTTGCAGGTTATGATAAAAATGGTAAACTATTAATATTGGGATACGATAAAAGAATAGTACAGGAGTATGCAGATGCCCAAAGCAAACTACGATTTAAACGATAATGGCAAGATTGACCCAGATGAACGTGCAATCATGCTTGAAGACAGAAAACGCATCATGATTGATGCTGATGCCAAGCGTGACGCACAACGTAGAATGGCTTGGTTCAGCCTTACAGGTATGCTTGTCTTTCCATTTGGAGTTATCTTTACTGAGTACATGGAACTGCCACAAGCGTCAGTGATGTTGGCAAGCATGAGCAACATATATTATGTCAGTATTGCTGCCATAGTTGGAGCTTATTATGGGTTTACAAACATGGGTAAAAATCAATGATAGGACAGTTATTAGGGCCAGTTGCAGGTTTAGCCAGTAGTTGGTTGGATGCAAAGACCACAAAGCAAGCCGCAGAAGCGAAGTTAAAACTTACAGAAGCCGAAGCAAAAGCAAAGATACTACTGTCTGAAAAAACAAGCGTTGCCGATTGGGAACGTATTATGGCAGAAAACTCTGGATCTTCGTGGAAAGACGAATTTTTCGTTATTGTGTTGTCAATACCATTAATTTTAGCGTTTGTACCGGGTGCCGAGGGCATTGTGGACAGGGGCTTTGAACAGCTTCATAAAGCACCGGACTGGTATTTTTACAGTTTAGGTATTGCAATCAGCGCATCATTTGGTGTGAAAGGGTACAAACAATTTACGAGGAGAAAGTAATGTATACTTACTTTGTAAAGTCTGTAGATAGAATCGTTGATGGTGACACTATAGATATAAGTATTGATCTTGGATTCGATCTTACAAAGAAAGAGCGTGTCAGACTTGCGGGTATAGACACACCAGAGAAAAGGACAAAGAACCCTAAAGAAAAAGAAATGGGGTATCAAGCCACAGAGTTTTTGGAAATGCACCTTATGGAAGCGACAAAACTTACGGTAAAAACTGAAAAAGATGGTAAATTTGGGCGTATGCTTGGTTGGCTGTATAAATCAGACGAAGACACAATGTCTATTAATCAAATTATGATCGATAAAGGTTACGCTTGGACTTACGATGGCGGCACTAAAGTTAGAAACCTAGAAGATCTTATGGCAAAAAGGGAAAGTAGTGATGGCGTTTGAAGCATTAAAACAGCTACAAGAGAAGTGCGGCGTATCGCCTGATGGTGCGTTTGGCCCTAACACAGCCAAGGCAATAGTAGCACACTTTGAATTGTCACCAGAAAGAGGCGCACATCTGTTGGGCCAGACTGTGCATGAAAGTGGATCTTTTAAGTATACGTCAGAAAATCTAAACTACTCTGTAGATGCTTGTCTAAAAGTATTTGGTAAATATTTTAAAACAAAAGAAGAAGCAGAGCCGTTTGCCAGAAACCCAAAAGCTCTTGCTGATAAGGTGTACGGACACCGTGGCGGTAACGATGGACAAGGCTATGCGTGGCGAGGCAGAGGTTTCCTTCAATTAACGCACAGAGATAATTATAGATCTTTTGCAAGCGATATGAGATTGCCAGACGTTATGGACAATCCAGATCTTGTAGCAAATGATTACGCTATGGACTCAGCTTTATGGTTCTTTAAACGTAATAATATATGGAAAATATGCGATGAAGGTGTAAATGAGGACACAATCAAGCGTGTAACTAGGGTGGTGAACGGCGGCTACAACGGGCTGGATCATCGTGTGAAAGAAACAAACAAAATTTATACTTGGCTGAAATAGGTGTAAAAATGGATGTTGTCGATATGGCAAAATACCTATATAAGAAATTAGAAGAGCGTGAAAACGATTTGTCTAACGCTCTTTCTTCCGGTTCAGTACAGAACTGGGAGCAGTACAAAATGACTGTGGGAGAAATACGGGGTCTTTCTCTTGCTAGATCAGAAATCAAGGCCCTGCTGGAGAAAAACGTAGACGATGTCGAAGACCTTATATCTTCCTGAACATGTCGCGCAGAAAATGAACAAAGAAAAGTCAGAGGCAGAAGCCGAAACTGATTCTTTGAAAAGCGCATATGTAGACGCTAACGAACGGGTGTTAGACCCGTCCCTCTTAGACAAACCGTTACTAGAACGTCTCCCGCAACCAACTGGTTGGCGGGTTTTAGTTATGCCGTATCAGGGCAAAGCTAAAACTTCTAGTGGCTTATATATTCCTGATGAAGTTCGAGAACGTGAAAACGTAGCCACGGTTGTGGCTTATGTTATGAAGCTCGGACCACTAGCTTATAAGGACCCGGATAAGTTCGGGACTGATTCAGAGCCATGGTGCAAAGAAGGTCAATGGGTATGCATTGGTCGATATTCAGGATCACGTTTCAAGATCGATGGTGGAGAGGTCCGCATTATCAATGATGATGAGGTTATTGCCACAATCCTTGAACCAGATGATGTTAAACACGTTTAGGAGGCAGGTATGTCAGAAGAAAAACAAGAGGTAGTAGAAGACCAAGAGGTAGTGGTGGAGACACCAGAAGAGGAGCCAGTTAAAGAGGCCGCTCCTGAAAAAGAAGAGCCTGTTAAAGAAGCATCTGAAGAAAAACAGGAAGTTTCTGAGCAGGATGAACTGGACTCTTATAGTAAAGGTGTCCAGACTCGTATCAAAAAACTAACAGAAAAGTACCGTCAGGAAGAACGGGACAAGTCAGAAGCTGTTCGTTTATCCCAAGAACTAATAGAGGAAAACAAAAAGCTGAAGACTCGAGTCCAAGCGTTGGATACAGGTTATCTTTCTGAGTACGGTACTCGGTTGCAATCGCAGACAGAAGCTGCAAAACGCATGATGAAAGAAGCCTATGAGGCAGGAGATTCAGATCGTGTAGTTGAGGCGCAGCAATTGATGTCTAACATTGCAGCCGAACAACAACGGTATAATACCGCTAAAGCTCAAGCTGAAAGACAGGCAAAAGTGCAGGTTCAGCAGCAAGAACAATCACAGCAACAGCAGCAACCTGCTCAACAGCAACGACCACAACCGGATCCCCGCGCCGTAGCGTGGAAGGATAAAAACGAGTGGTTTGGGGCAGATAAAATAATGACAGCGGCTGCTTTTGCACTCCATAGTCAACTCACGGATGAAGAAGGGTTTGACCCGAACAGCGATGAGTACTATAGTGAGGTAGACAAACGTCTTCGTCATGAGTTCCCACATAAGTTCTCTGAGACGAAAAAATCGGGTGGAGGAAGTCAGGTCGCTTCTGCTGGTAACTCCGCATCCCGCAGTACAAAACAGGGGCGCAGGTCGGTCAAGCTATCGCATTCACAGGTCGCAATTGCGAAAAAGTTGGGCGTACCTCTTGAAGAATACGCTAAATATGTGAAGGATTAAGACTATGGCTGACAGAACACCGCGTAAAAGCGAAACACGAGAAACAGAAACTCGCAGAAAACCATGGGCACCGCCCAGTCACCTTGCTGCACCAGAAGCCCCAAAGGGCTATGTGCATCGATGGATTCGAGTCGCAATGCGCGGCGAAGAAGACAAAATGAACGTTAACGCAAAGCTGCGTGAAGGATGGGAACCTGTTCGTAAGGACGAGTATCCAGACTACGAAGCACCAACTATCGACGATGGTCGGTATCAGGGCGTTATCGGACAAGGCGGACTGATGTTGTGTCGCATTCCTGAAGAAACAGTTATGGAAAGAACTGAGTACTACGGGGGCAGAACCCGCGAACAGATGACTGCTGTAGATCAGGACCTTATGAAGGAACAACATCCTTCAATGCCGATTCAAAATAGTCGGCAAAGTCGTGTAACCTTCGGAGGCCGCGAACGCGACTCCGAGTAAATTAAAGGATTGCTAATATGGCAAATACTAACGTTGCATTCGGACTCCGTCCGATTGGTGTAGTCGGTCAGGGCTACAACACCACTGGTGCGACCGAGTATCGTATTGCTGCTGGCAACACAAACGCGATCTACCAAGGTTCTCCCGTTATCCCGCTTTCAACTGGCTTTATTGACATTGTTGGCGCGGCTGCTGGGGGCACTGTAGGTTTAGTGGGTGTGTTCGCTGGTGCGGAATACGTTTCGTCTACCACTGGTGAGAAAGTTTTTTCTAACTACTGGCCCGGATCTGGCGCGGATACTAATCATCCCGTCAAAGGTTTTGTGTATGACAACCCATTACAATCATATGTGATTTGTTCAGATGGCACACTAACAAGTGAGTCAACTGCACGAGGACATGTGTTTGCTAATGCTAACTTTGTAACAGCTGCTAGTGGTTCAACAACCACTGGTATTTCTTCTGCTAAGTTGGCTGTCGGCACAATTAACACCACCGCAAACTTGAACTTGAGAATCATGGGTATTCAAGACGACCCTGAGAACCAAGACTTCACTGCGGCTGGTATTCCATTAATCGTACGTTTGAACAACTCCTTCAATTCACCGAATGGTGCTATTGCAGGTGGTACTGTTTCAACGACTGGCGTATAGGGAGACTGAAATATGGCTATATCTCGCGCACAACTAGCGAAAGAGTTGGAACCCGGTCTCAACGCCTTGTTTGGTATGGAGTACGACAGGTACGAAAACCAACACGCAGAGATCTTCACAACAGAATCTTCTGATCGAGCATTCGAAGAAGAAGTAATGTTGAGTGGTTTCGGAGCAGCACCAACCAAGTCGGAAGGTTCTGCTGTAAATTTTGACGACGCTAACGAAGCATACACTGCTCGTTACAACCACGAGACTATCGCACTTGCGTTCTCAATTACTGAGGAAGCAGTCGAAGACAATCTTTATGATCGTCTTGGTTCGCGTTACACTCGTGCGTTGGCTCGTTCAATGGCACACACAAAGCAGGTTAAAGCTGCTTCAATTCTGAACAACGCTTTCACAGCAGGTGCTTCTGCTGGTGGCGACGGAGTTGCATTGTGTGATGCGTCACACCCGCTCACAAGCGGTGGTACGTTTGCTAACGAACCGTCAACTGCTGCGGACTTGAACGAAACATCTCTTGAAGATGCTTTGATCAACATTGCAGGTTTTGTTGATGAGCGTGGTCTCAAAGTTGCTTTACGAGGCACAAAGTTAATCATTCCGCGTCAGCTACAGTTTGTTGCTGAACGTTTAATGGTATCTAATTTGCGTGTCGGTACAGCGGACAATGATGTCAATGCCCTAAGATCAATGGGAATGTTGCCAAACGGTTATGCCGTTAATGACTTCCTAACTGATCCTGATGCATTCTTCATCATGACAGACGCCCCTCGTGGAATGATCCACTTTGAGCGTACTCCAATGTCCACTGGCATGGAGGCAGATTTCGACACAGGCAACATGCGCTTTAAAGCTCGTGAGCGTTACAGCTTTGGGTTCTCAGACCCACGTTGTATCTTCGGTTCACCCGGCGCATAATTTATGCTACAGTAAGGAAGGTAACGTTTCATACTTACCTTCCTCTCTGAATAACTGGGGCAACTTCGGTTGCCCCTTTCTTTTTATATTTCCTGTGGTATAGTATTGTTATCCCTGACAGTGACATGGGGTCACTGACTTAACCCAGACAGGAGATCGACATGGGTACAACAACTTTTTCAGGTCCTATTAAAGCTGGGACAATTAAGGATACTACAGGCACAACTGTAGGAACCAATAAAGCAAATGTAGGTTTCGTTAAGATGGCGCAAACAGCGTCTTGGACACAATCTACTACTGCTGCGGACACAGGAATGGTTATTCCTGCAAATAGTCAAATCGTGGAAATACGGGTTTATATTACCACTGCATGTGATGCTGCAAATATCAGCATGGGTACGACTTCAACTTCTACCTCATTGTTTACTGCGTTAGCCGCAGGTACAGCAGCCGACGTAATCAAGCTTGGCTCTGCTGGAACAATCACAGATGCAGATACTTGGGTAGACATTGGAACTGCCGATCTTCCGATCTTTATAGACTTTTCAGCGGGATCGTCTGGCGCGGGTAATGTTACGGTTGAATACATCCAAGGCATCAATAACGCCTAGAGGAGGTAACAAATGGCTGCTTCTATATTTGCAAAGACAGCTACTGGCACTGGGACACTACAAGGCGGTAGGACTCGTCTAAAGGCTTTCTATGTACAGACAGCCTCAAGCGGGTCCCCTCAAGTGGTTTTCAAAAACGGTAGCGGTGGAGCAACGTTGTTAGACATGGTGTTTAACACCTCGGATGACACACAAATAAGCATACCCGATCATGGTATCATTTTTGACGATGAGTGCCATGTAACCCTAACTAACATCACTTCGATAACTGGATTTTTCGGGTGAGTGTAAAGGAGATAAAACATGGCTGACGCAGCTACAGTAGTCATGAAGACTACAGTTCTACCGGACGAGATAGCCAAAACTATCGAAGCCACAACCACTATTTCGCCGAAGGACGCGAATGACAAGTGGTACTACAAACTAACCAGTGTTACAGCAGCAAGCACAGATCTGATTGCGGGTTATTATACCGATTATACCGCAGTAAATGCCAATGTGCAGCCGACAGCAGTAGCAACAGGTGATAAAGTTGAGTTCATTTATATTAAAAACACGGACGCAGCTAATCATATCTATGTTGTTTTTGATGCTGGAACTGCGGCAAACACAACTGATGACGCGGTAAAAATCAGTCCTAATGAGTCTTTCTTTGCTAGGCTTCCAAATTGTACGGTTGCTGGAATACACGCTATTGGTCACGATGGCTCAAGCGCAGCGACTGCAACATGCATTGTAGCAGCATTATTGGATGACGTTGCATAGGGATTGGCTGAATGGCTAAGATCGACAAGTCCAAGATGAAATGCAACAAGCCGAAGCGTCAGATTTCTGGCGGTAAAAAGTCTGTTGTAAAAGCTTGCGACAAAGGCAAAGAAAAGATTGTTAGATTTGGCGATGCCAATATGACCATCAAAAAGTCAAACCCTAAACGTCGAAAGTCGTTTAGGGCTAGACACGGCTGTGATAAAGGCACACTGGATAAACTAAAGGCTAAGTATTGGTCTTGTAGAGAGTGGTGATTAAGGTGGATAAGAACGTACAGCTTTTATTTTGGGGCGCGGGATTATCCCTTTCATCTGTTGGTCTTATTTGGATGATTACTACACTTGTGAGTGTAGATAAGAGAACAGAGGTCATGGATGTAAAGATTGATCACTTGGTTCAGTCTGTAGAAGAACTAACAGAAAGGAAGTTTAGTTTTGATAAGTCGTGGACAAATATCATCCCAAGTATCCAAGTCACCTCGGAGGCAAACTAATGGCAAAAAAGAAGTCAAAAAAAGACGCTTGTTATCACAAAGTAAAAAGCCGATACAAAGTCTGGCCCAGCGCATACGCTTCAGGGGCACTTTCTAAGTGTCGAAAAGTAGGAGCAAAGAACTGGGGAAATTCCGCAAAGAAAGCAGAGGGTGGAGTAGTTTCCGCTATTGATAACCCTAAAAGACCTCCAAAGAAAAAACTTGTAAGTGGTGGTTACATTGCTGCTGGCTGTGGACCTGCCATGCAAGAAAGCAAACGAAAAGTTACAAGGAACTTCTGATGGCAAAGAAGAATACTTTACGCGATTGGTTTTCTAAGAATGACGGCAAAGGATGGGTTGACTGTAAAACGGGCAAACCCTGTGGTCGTCAAAAAGGAGAGAAGCGTAAAGGATATCCTGCTTGTAGACCTACTATGGCGCAGTGTACTTCCGCTGCAAAGAAGAAGAAATCATCTAAACGTATTAGCTGGAAAAATAAAAAAGCTAACGGTGGATTGGTAAGAGTGTTTTAAAAGGAGAACTAACATGGCAATGAAGAAAAAAGGTTATCGCGCTGGCGGTAAAATTAAACCCAAAGGAATGAAAGCTGGCGGTAAAGTTAAACCCAAAGGTATGAAAAACGGCGGCAAGGTTAAGCCCAAAGGAATGGCTAACGGTGGTAAAGTACAAGTTTCAGGTTTGGGATTCAAAGGGGTTTTCTAACTTAAATGCCATACCTACAAAGTAACATACCTTATTTTAAGGCTTGGGTTCGTCGTGAATATACTCATAATCATGAGAAATATCACGGCGAGTTTCTGCATGCTATGGTTGTTGCTGTGACTACAATTCCGAATCGGTCTCTTAGTTTTCAAGTTGTCTTTACTGGTTGTGAAGCAGAAGGAGAAGAAGAGGACACCGCTCATGGTGGTGCAATGTGGGCTAGAATGCCTATCACAGCACTGGTTGCAGACATACCTTTAGGGGAGTGGCCTGAACCCATGGCAACGCATGATGCACAGCCTTGGGACTGTTCTTCACATCATCATGCAGTATATACGTTAGACAGAGCTACACCATGTCCTTGGTTAGCCAAAATAAACGGTGAAATGTTTCCCGCTAAATACTTGTTCACTGTAGACTACACCAACAGTGAGATTGCTGATGATCCAGCACAGCATAAGCAAAGCCATGTTTTACAGCTTTTAGATGCTGGAGAGTGGACGGGTAATATTGTTGCTCTACCAAATAATCGGGTGCGAGTAACACATCCGGCTTGGTTTGCGGTAGGCGAGGGCGCACCAGACTTTAGGCCCTCTCAACATATACACTATTCAAAAAGTGATTTAGACTATACACTGGATGTAAATAGAGTTTTCGATAATCTTTATAATGAGGATAATGACGATGGAAAAGAAGAAACCGATACCTGAAGGCCCTAAAGGAAAAGGACTGAGAGCGTTAAAAGAGAAAGCACCAGAAGTCGCTGCTCGTATGGGGTATAAAAAGGGCGGATGCGTTATGGTAAAGACTAACCAGAAACCACATATGAGTTAAGCTATGGCAACTTCAGGATCAAGAGACTTTGAACTCGATGTAGCAGACATCATCGAAGAAGCGTATGAGCGTTGTGGAATAGAGGTTCGCACAGGATACGACGCTAAAACTGCTCGTAGGTCTTTGAATCTTATGTTTGCGGACTGGGCCAACCGTGGTCTAAACTTGTGGACCGTGAAGCAGGGTACAATTACACTTACCAAAGGCACCGCTCAACAAACCCTGACGGCTGATGTGGTGGATCTTTTAGAGGTTGTTTTGCGACGTGGTGGAACGGACTTTGAGATTCAAAAGATAAGTCGAGGAGAGTATCTTACTTTACCTGCCAAAACCACTGAGGGTCGTCCTAGTCAAGTTTATTTTGACAGGCAAATCACACCTGTTATGAATATATGGCCTACGCCAGAAAACTCTACGGATCAATTGATTTATTATTATGTGCAACGAATCGAAGATGCTGATACTCTTACTAATACTACTGATATGCCTTTTCGTTTCTATCCTTGCATGGTGGCTGGATTAGCTTATTACCTGTCTATGAAACGAGCGTTAGATAGAACTCAGCTTCTTAAATCTGTATACGAAGAAGAGTTTCAACGTGCAGCGGATGAGGATGAGGCAAGAACTCCTCTTAAACTCCAACCTAGCATACAATACTTGAGGGTATAATGGCTTTTGCATCGGGTAAAAAAGCATTTGGAATATCAGACAGGTCTGGTTTTCGCTATCGTCTGAGGGACATGAAGCAAGAGTGGAATGGTCTTTTAGTCGGACCCGATGAGTTTGAGGCAAAACATCCTCAGTTGTTTCCCCCAAGAATAGGGACAGATCCACAAGCATTGCAAAACCCTAGACCAGAGACCGGGTTAACGGAGCAAAGAGCTTTTCAGTATGGGTTTAATCCTGTTGGTTTTAAAGAAATTCCCGGCATAATAGATGAAAATGATCTTGTAGCTACAGGATTTGTAGGAACAGTTACAGTGGTGATAACATGAGTTTTACTTACGACGGTTTAAAACAAGCAATTCAAGATTATACGGAAAACTCGGAGACGACTTTCGTAAACAATCTTCCTATATTCATCAGGGCTGCTGAAGAACGCATATTAAAAAATGTGCAGTTGAATTTATTTATGCGTAATCAGGTTGGTGCAATGGCTGCTGGCAATCAGTATCTTGGTGCACCTAGTGACTTCTTAGCTCCTTTTTCCGTAAGTATTTATAAAGGAACGACTTCGGGAGACTATGAAAAAGAGTATCTAGAGTTTAAAGATCTATCTTTTATTGAAACCTTTCACCCAGATTATACTGTTCGAGGTAAACCAAGATACTATGCTCAGTTTGACGTGGGTAACTTTATTTTAGCTCCAACGCCAGACGTAGCGTATGATGTGGAGGTTCAGTACATGTTTAGACCTGCTAGTTTAACGTCTGGTGCAGGAACGGATACATCGTGGTTAAGTGAAAATGCAGAGCTTTCTCTGTTGTATGGCTCATTGGTAGAAGCATATATCTTTATGAAAGGTGAGCAGGATATTATGGCACAATACAATCAAAGGTTTACTGAGGCGTTGACTGGTCTTAAAATGCTAGGTGAAGCAAAAGAAACCACACAAGATTACCGTGTGGGTAAAGTTGTTAGGAACAAAACGTAATGTTTAAATTAAACTTTGATATTCCAAAGGATCCAATTGTTACTGTGCAAACAACACAGAATCGAGGATTTACTCCCGATGAGGTTGCAGAACGTTGTGTAGAAAAGTTGATTAGTGTATCTGATGATGCACACCCTGCTATCAGGGATCAAGCACGAGCGTTTCAAAAACACATGGAAAAGGTGGTTGCATTTTATATGCGAGAAGCTATTCGCAGTGACCGCACAACCGTGTATAATGCCCTTATAGATGCAGGGCATCCAGAACTGGCTGACGCAATAAGGAGATTAT